ATCAAATTTAGAACCCAAGTCATGAGTACTAAAAAGCAATTGAGTACCAGCTACTAATCTTGTTACAGAAGCTTGAATAGAAGCTATGTTATTAGCTTCCAACTGAAAGGTGTTGATATTAAAGAAACTTAAAGGAAAATCTGCTCCTTGTATAGTTGTAGACTTTATTAAAGTACCACCTAATTCTACTACAGTTCCATTTAAATTTAGTCCATTATCAGCATTGGTAATTAAAGAAGCTGTGTTATCCCAAGTAACATTTCCTGAACCATCTGTAATTAAAGTTTGACCGTTAGTTCCTGCAGTTAAAGGTAAATTATATTGAGTCCACTCGGATTCATTTGAAATATTTATTCTTTGTAGTATTGCACCAACTCCCGTCCCACTGAAAGTTTGATCTATTCCTAAAAAGAATTGATCTAATCCGATTAAAGAAAGATCATATGTATTATTTCCAGTTATAGTAGTGTCTTTAATGAGATCACCCCCTAGCTGAAGTAAATTAGGACAATCTCTTGTATAAGTCAGACCGTTATTTGCGGTGAGAATATCATCAAGATACTTCCACTCATAATCACACTTTCTCGTACTAGATTTACCTAGTATTTGACATCCTAAGCCATCTTCTGGCACAAGGCATAGTCTAACATAGTTGTCTAAGTGTATGTGTGATTTCTGGCCATTTACGAGAAATCTCCTATCTAAAAAAAGTTTTTCCATGTTAACAACCTCTACAGTAATTTGAGTAAATGTTAGTTAACGAACTTTGATACTTTTTCAAAGAATCAATAATGTCACCTGATAATCCGCATTCGATTTGATTTTGTTCTATAATATAATAAGCTTTTGCTTCCTTTATTTCGGGAAGTAAATCCGTACATTTAACTCCAAACAGAACTCTGTTGGAGTATAAAGCCATTAAACTAACGAAGTGACATTGTATATTGTTCATATTAACTACATCCACATGGTGAAGAATTGCCATCATTTGATTTATAACTAGTCGCAACATTGGATTTGTAAACCACCCCTTTACAGTTGCAATCATCATTTCTATCATAACATGGGTCAGACGTTAACTTGATGATAGCTACTTCGTAAATTGCACATAGTTCATTATATGTAACAACATCAGTACAGTCATTTGCATAAGTCAAAGCGTCATAGAAGTCCATGATATTGGATTCGATACACAATGCGAACAATTTTACCACTTGGCATTTAAAGTCCCCACAATCTACGAATACATGATTCTGTATACAACTCTTGACACTAAGCGGTCCTACTTCACAAATGATCACTTGGTAGATTCCATTTAGAACAGTAGGGGATCCAATTAAAGTATTAAAGTTAAGTTCGGTGTCGAGATTTAAGAACTCTACATTATCAGGGTAGTCTGGATATATTATGCTGTTTACCGTTACAGTAGCACCAACACAAGGATCTCCGGCATCTTGATTTATTGTAAAATTAATAGTGTATACAAAGTCTTTATTAGTGGTTATTACTAAGTCATAGTCATATGAGTTTAGTATAGCGGGTACTATAATTTCTACAGCAGCCAGTCCACTAACATTAGAGTAATTAACTACAGCTTGTGGGTCACCCACTATCGCTGCGGTTATTGATTTAATAAAATCGAAGTTGATACCTGACAATTGAAGTATGTAGGATATAGTACCAACGTTTCCTGCACAATCCCCTATGGTTAAATTAAAACCGTAGAGAGGTGCTACAGGCGTTACTGTATCAGCACAACAATTGTTTGAATGTGTAATCTCATAACATTCGACATCAGTGAAGTCTTTTGTTACAGCTCCTGACATATACTCTATAAAAGTATTTGGCGCAGGAGTGCTTACACTGATATTATCACAATCAACTATATTAAAAATAACGTCAGGCATTATATTTGAATTTTATTTTAAAGAAAAGAAAAAAAAGGGAACTGAGTCCCTTTTTATATTTTATATAGCTAATGCAGGTAAACCTAAACTGTTTGACGTAATAAAGTCATTCAGTTGAGCTTGGATATAAGTCTTTTGAGGATTAGCTGCTCCAGTGAAATATGGAGTACTAGGGTCTTCAAAACTTACAACAGCAATAACTGTGGTCATATTGTTAAAACTAGGCATTCCAGAAGTAGCAGTTCTGTGTGCGCAATGTTCTACATAAAATAGATCATAAGTAGCATCAGAAAGCAATTCATTTGGAAATTCTACATTATAACTCATATACGGCTTAGGTCTAGCAGTCTCTTCATACATGTTGTGATTACGGTAAGCAATCTCAAGTTGTTTGTATTGTCCAGAACCTTCGCTAGGAGAAGTAACTTGCGTCTTAGTTACACTATCGAAACCTGAAACTAAACCAACTTCTAATCTACGCTTAGTATTCATACGGTAGTCATAGTATCCTTCACCTTCATCAATTGCAAGAACTGCAAATAAATCAGAAGTACCGGTTGTACCAGCAGTTGGAACAACAGCAGCAAGAGGAGCGTTGACTGTACCAGGAAGTACGTAAGGTTTTAGAGTAGCTGCGGCGAAACCAGCAGTAACTAAATTAGCTTGTAATTGAACGAATGTTTCACGATAGTGAGCATCCATTATAAAACCAATAGTAGATCCATCTGTAGGCTGGTAACCTAAAATTACACGATCACCAATTGCTACAGCGCCACCACCAACACCTGATAACTCAAGTATAGTTTTAACAGCGGTACCAGCAGTAGAAGTACCAGCAGTCTCGATAGCAAAAGCAAAAGCTAAGCTTTGAGATTTACGGTTATAATCTTCAACTAAAGCTGAAACTGTAATGTCTAATTTTTGAGGATCAGTATAAGCCGTCAAAGACCAATCTGGAGACTCGTAAAAAGAAAAGTTTGTAGGAGTATTATATACTCCGCTATACCAATCAGTTCTATCACCATGTGCAGAAACCTGGAATTGATATTTGAATTCTTCTAACAAAGGAATTTCACCAGCAGTAGTAATAGGAGCGCCTACTAACCAAAGGTTGTTTATAGGTTGTTCCTGAGCTCTAGCTTGAATGTTAATACCGTTGAAACAGTGAGATTCAATCCATTTAGACTCTTCTAAACTTCTGTTATAAAGAGGAGATTTGTCTCCAGACTTATCTCTACGTTGAATAAATTTGATTGATCGTCCGATACCACCCGCAGCTTGTACTTCATTATGGTTACCAGAACCTTCTACAGGCTTGTAAAATCCACCTACTCCTGTATTGATATTAAGATTATCAGTTGTTAAGTTGTACAATGTGCTACCGGCAGCTGGAACAGCTACACCAGGTCTCAACGCAAAGTATTTAGTTTGACTATGTTTTGTTATCATCTTTTTTTAATTAATTTAATTTTATAATATTCTATCTTCTTTTGTTAATTGGGTACTTATCTGAACACCTATTTGATCCTGAATATGACCTGTTGCTAATTTGACAGCAAGTCTTACGATCTCATCATGAAATCCTTCATCGATGTCACAATGAATAGGGTCGGTAGCACTTGTTGAGTGTTTGTCTATGTGATCGTAACCACCAACAAAAACTCTATTAGGATATTTTATATAACTCAAGCAAACTTCATCAACGTTAAATTGAGAAGTACCAAATCTGTCAGTAGTATCAAGAAATAAAGACGGTAGCTGATCATTGTTGTATCGTTCGGTTACCAATGATTCATTGTCCATCAAGTCTGCAGTAACGTCCATTGAATCACCTACAATGGGTGAAACAACAGGAAGTGTAACAAAACTCGATTTACCAAAATTAGCATGTACTCTACACCAATCCCAACTTGGTTCGTTGTACGTGTTTTTGACATCGTCAGATTGCCAACTTGTGTGACGAACTATCTTCGTACAATTGTCTTTTGAAATCTTGATTATCCCTTTAGTTAAGAATAAATATCTAAAGTACTGACCGCTTATGTTATTACCTAATTCATTCAATCTAACTTCGTATAGTCCGTTACCTAAATTAATTGGAACCACTGCTGGTTGTACTTCTGGAGATTTAATATGTAATGAAGTTAACTCAGATATTCTCTTTTGATTAGTTTCAAATCCACTCTTCGTTTCATTATGAATACTATATCGTTCTTTTAAGAATAAAAAAGCTCCTTTATTTAAATATTCATCAACCTCCCAAGGCATAAAATCAGGTCGGTCGTTTGACGCAACCCGATCTAAGCCTAGTTTAAACTGATAATGCATTTGTTCAATACGCATGTTATTATCTTATTTTCTCCTCGTATTCCTCTTGTAAAAGATCAACTTCTTCTTGATAAGAAGGATCTAATAGAAAGTTATTAATGAGATCTGTTTTACTTTTTCTCATGAAAGTTTCACTTGGTCTACCTTCTTCTCCTTTTTTAATCCAAGTGTATTTACCATTTCTGTATGAAATGACACCTGACTTAACGTAATTAAATACTTCACTAGCAGCAATGAATCTATCTCTACGAGCGGCATCTTTCCACTCAGCATAATAATCCATAAAGTTATCATAACAGTCCATGTTTTGATTATAGTAGTTATAAACCAATGTTGCTGCTTTTGCTTTAGTTAAATTACGATCAGAAGCTTCTTCGATATCCAATGCTCTAGCCATTTGTTGAATCGCTTCAGAATTACTTTCACGAAGCCCTTCGAGAGCAGCTGCCGCTTTAGTTTCTTTTTCGATTTTAGTAAGCTCATGCTTGTCTTTCTCATCAGAATCTACGATATACCACCATGCATCAAAGTTATCTCCTGTGGCAGGGTCAATCTCTGTGAAGGTATTAGCTACCTCTTTATGAGCCAGTATTGTGTAGTAATTGATTCTATCAATTATATTTGACATGTTTAATATTGTCACATTACCGTTCAATCCTGGTTTAGATTCTGGTTTTTCAAAAAACTTTCTATTTTGTTTATCAGAAGCTTGCGCTCCTTCTGGAATACGACTTGTTAAGTAATTATGTTCAAAACCACATTCATATTCTAGCAAGTATTGTAAAAGGACCTTAGGTTTATCTTTTAAAACTCTCTCAGCCCATTCAACTGTAAAGAAGTCTTCATCCTTATAAGGATTGGTCACCATAATATCTAATCCTGAATTTACACCACCTGGGATTCTAGCATGACATAGTTTCTTACCCGTTCCTGGAACTCTTGTTAAATTTTTAGGCTCTTCATCTTTATATTGAACAGCACCAGAAGAATTAACTACAGGCTTTCCACCCTGCATTCTTTTAACTCTCATTTTAAATTTAGTTTTGAGCTTCTTAAAAGGATTGGGCTCTATTTTGATTACTCTGTTATCGTTTTTATAAAATTTTACTGACATTTTTAGTTAGTTATTTATTGTTAGTTATATAAAATGTTTGTTATTCATAAGAAAGATAAATAGATCCGCAACGAGTTACGTCAGCAACCATCAAACCACAGTTCTTCTCACGAAGGATAGTATAACCTGAAACTCCTCCAGCTTGACCTAAACCACCATCAGTGATCGGCATACCAGATTTACCATCATGTGCGTAATATTTACCATTGTATGAAATGTTATAATCACAGTATGTTTCTGCAACCATTGAGATATTGTCAGTTTCGCTTCCTGTACCTTGTTGTTTAGAATAACCGAAATCTAAGATGTCAGCTCTCCATGAATCAACAGGAACGTTAGTACGTACTGGGTGCATCTGTGGGCAGAAATATTGATTATCGTAAGCAGGATTTTCCATAACAGAAATGTCTACAGTAAATCCTTTGTAGTGTGCAAAGTAAGATCCATAATCCAAGTGACGGAAGTCATCTCCTTTACGGATGAATAATGTATCGATTGTTACGAAAGATTTAGCATCAGCTTTAACCATTCTATCGAACATTTTTCTAAACTCACGACCTGCAGAAAGAACGATTTTTTGTTCTCCTTCAGAGATACGATCTTTAATTACAGAATCAAACCAGTCTTCCATTTCTTCTAAACTCAAGTTACCATTGTGCTCCAAAGTCCAACCTGACTCTAATTGCTCACGCAAACCAGATGCAGTTAAAATTTGATGACCTTCTGGAGAAGTCATGTTAGAAGATTGTTTTCCGAACATCAAAGTCCACTCACAGTTTTGATACAATTCATTGAATGCTTCAGCATCGAGAACAGCCATAAAACGAGCAAGAGGTTTCTGAGTTACCTTGTCTTCAAATTTAACCCACAACATACGTAAGTACTTACCGAATTGATCATCGCTAAAGTTTCCACGATCTGCAGCTTGTTTAGCACGACGAGCAGCTTTATCAGATATTTCAATTTTAACAGCGTGTTGTTGAGTTTGTCCTTCGCTTTCAAAGATAGCGTAGAACTGGAATCCACCAGCGTCTGTATTATCTTCAGTTGCAACAGCACTAGATACTTTACACCATTCTTGACCTGGTTGAATATACTTAGGACTAAGATAATCAGACTCAAAGTCAGAGATGTATTGTAGAGTGTAGCGATAAGCGTTAGGTCCAACTTGACGGTGAACTCTAGATTGAGATCCTTGTTCAGGAACTACACGACATGGTTTTTGGTTATGTTGAGGAATTACAATATCAGAAACATTGAACCAAGGCTTATCTACCACGATGTCGAATGTTTGATTATGCAAACCTGGTTTAGTATCCGGACATACCAGCTGAGTGATACGTGCTTTCTGGTCGTTACCACCAGACAATTCCCAACGGAATCCTGCTCTATCAATAAGTTTTACTTTACCTTTAGCTTCAGTCATACCTACTAAAGGTTTACCATAGTAGCGGTTAGTAGCACTAAAGATTTGTGCATATCCCATGTTAATGTTAGCAAGGTTTTCACTACCAAAAGCTTGGTGTAAGTGAAGTCCTTTAATTTCACCAGTAGCCAAAAGACCATCTGAAATTACAGTCGGTCTACGTTGACCATTGTGAATTAACTTTGCGTTTTCGAAAGTTGTTATATTCGCCATTTTTAAAATTAGTTTTTAATAAATAATAAATTTAAATTAAATCGAACGGATTTATTTTGTTGTTGTTGTTACTATCAGATGCTTGTCTCTTGGGTGAAACAGCCTTACCTGACTTTTTATTCCCAGCGGCTTTTCTTTTAGCCATTTCGAATATTTTATTTGAAACTTTCTTACTAGAAGATAAAGCTCTGTTTCCAAACTCCATAGTGTTAGGATCTAATTCAGAGAGAAAATCCATAAATACATGAACTAGTTTTGGTTTCTTCCACATGTTATTCCACTTATATCTCCACAATTCAGTTTCAGTTCCATCATTTAATTCAACAATACCAAACTGTTGAATTACGTTATCTTTTTTGTCTTTAGACCAATCTCTTGTTTTCAAAGTTGATGTAAAATCGTTTATCCACTGTTTTTCGTCTTGAACAGCTTGTTGTTTTAACATTTCTTCCTGTTTCAGTCTTTCTTGTTGCTGTACTGCTAAGGACTGTTTATCTTTAGCTATCTCACCTAGAAAGTAATCTTTTGCTTTTGCAGCTATATCTTCACTCTCTAAGCGATCAAAATAGTTTTGAGTATCTTCAGGTACCTTTTCTAATCTTAAAGCGTGAGCCGGATTCTCAGGGTTCAAACCTTCCATTAAGTACTGTTGGATTAAAAACCTACTATCTTCTTCTTTTGTAGGATCTAAATTTTGAAAATCAATTTCAGCTTGTATAGTTTCTTTCATTGGTTCAAAATCATCCCATGTACCACCTTTATATACATGATCAAATAGTTCTTGGATTCTTTCGTCTCCTGCTTGATCTTTCACATAATCAAAAGCTCTTTGATTTCTAGCTTCCTGATCGCGTTGTATTAACTCTCTTGTTGTCTCCTCATTTAACTCTTCAATATCATCTGGTATGTTTAATATACCTTGTTCTCTGATGAAATCAAAAGCAGCAGAATAAACATCATCGGATAAAGCTCTACCTTCTTCTTGTTTGTTTTCAGTCCCTTCTTTATTTTCTTCTCCAGTTACAGCCTCAGGATCATCAAATTCAGACATTTGACTTTTTACAGTATCAAGAATGTCAGTTTCTTTCTCTAAGTTAGCAGTATATTCTTGACCTGGATTTACTATCTCTTCAATATCATCTACACTAAAATTATCACCATCATTCCCCTCAAAGTTATCTTCTTCGGTACTGTGTTGTTTTAGTATGTCATCTATTGATAATTCGGTTGTAGAGAAATCCATTTCCACATCTGGCACTATTCTACTTGTATCTTTACTCATTGCAAATCTAATTAAAATTATTTTAAATAATACGTGTTTTTTTAGTTAATTAAAACTCTAGTTCTCAACCTTAGCCTTTAGCGTAAAACTTTACCATCGTAGATTAAGTTACGAACGGATAAGATTGATTTAGCTACAGCTACAGCATTACTAATTGAATCAGTAAGCACAGATGTAGGATCATATACTGTATAAGTTGAATCGTCAGTCTTATACAATTTGTTGTTTCTTAAGTCTAACGCAAAGCCATTTAGAATCTTCTTCTTATGCTTATCATACTCAGTTGCTAAATCTGCGTTAGTCAATAGTTGTTTAAAAGGTGAGTCGAGTGTATCAATCAATAATTGATATCCACGATCTTTACATTTGTTTTTTAATTTCTTCTGGCAATTAAGATAAGTATACCCTCCACCAACATTAACACCTTGTCTAATAGAACTAGATACTGCTAGTACAGCATCATCAAGTCTATCTTTCAACTCCTTCATTTCCATTTCAGTTCTACCACCTACACTAATGACAGCAACACCGCCTGTTAAATTAGCTAAACGCTTTTGATGGAACTTCTTGTCAACGTTAGATAAGTTCAGCTCATCTTCTTCGTAGTTATGATCAAGTCTTAATTTAATATCTTCGACAATTTCATCAACTAGATCCTTATCCATCTCACCATCTAAAATGCTAGTACTACTTTCATTAACTTTAATACTACCTGCTTTACCTAAGTTTCTAGGATCAAATTCACTATCAGAATCAACGATCCATCCTCCAGTTAAAGCAGCTAGATCATTCATCAAGATTTGTTTTCTTTCACCGAAACCGTCATTCTCAACAAAACAAATAGGATACCCTGTTCCTTTCATCCACTTTTCTATTTGAGTTAATGTGATATCAGAAATATCATCACAAAATATAACAAGAGGTTCTCCCATTAAGTGCTCAACATAATCAACAAAATCAGGCATCGATTGAATTGAATCATCGAAGATTAAAACATTACAATTTATTGCTTCAAATGTCATAGTCCTGTTGTTACTCACCATAAAGTTCTCAAACCAACCTTTGTGAAGTTTCATGCCTTTTGTCTTATCGACAGATGTTTCGCTGTATTTTGTTGCCCTCACTTCTATATCACCATACAATCCTATATCTTCTATAATAGAATAAATAAAATCACCAACCTTAGGGTCATTAGATGAAATAGCAGCTATCTCTTTTAATAAACTTTGTTTTGTTTCAATACTGATTGACTCATCTTTGATATATTCAATAACATCAGCCAATGCTATGTCTAGTTGTTTTGATAGTTCATAATAACTAATACCTTCATCTAGTAAGTCTAAACCGTTGTTAATTAAGTATTGAGCTAATATAACCGTCGAAGTCGTTCCATCACCACTAGACAACATAGTCTTCATACTAGCTTCTCTTAAGACTGTAATAACCATGTTTTCATAGTCGTCATCGGAATGAATGTGATGAGCAACAGTAACACCATCTTTGGTTATATGAGGTTTATTATTTTCATCATTGAATAGAACAGTTCTACCTTTTGTTCCTAAGGTTAACTTGACTGTATCAGCTAGTAAGTTAACGCCATTTAAAATTCTTTCTTTAGTATTCATTTAATTAGTTAGTTAGTTGTTATTTATAATATGTTAAAATGTTTTAAAAACTCTTCTTCTGTACAATATCGATCTATTGCATCCTCTTTTTCCCGAGTTCCTAACTGCATGACATCCTCATTTCCGAATTGATTTGGGTACATTGACTCAACATACTCCATGCCATATTTCATATCGACTCCCGACTCTTTATTATTACTAATGATAACAAGTCTATCAATTAAATTTGCAGGTATTTGTTTAAATTGATCCCATTTAAGAATTAAATTGAAAGCTTTAGTTTCAACATCATAAGTATAATATGTATCCTCATCTTCCCATTTAGAATATATCATTACAAACAGTGAACTCATCATGTTTAATATTTTAGATCTCATTACAGAGTGACTAGCGTTGTGTACATTTATAACCTTTGATACAGATCCAATAGTTTCATCTGAATTCATATAAGATACAGACATGTGTACGGTTTCACAAGATCCGTTGAAACTCACCCTATAATTTAAACCATATTTGATACATTTCTCATGATCACATAAGGCGTTGTACATTTCCTGAATTTCCTTATCCGAAACTGTCTGGACCCTTTTTAAGTTTTTAATATCAGCCTCATCTACCGCTTGTTTAATAGTATCCAAAAGACACTCATCATCACAGTTATTAACATCATCTAAGTGATGCACATCTATCTTTTCCATTTAGTTAATTTAGTTATTTATTTTTATTCTTCATTATTCTATTCTTATATATATCAGCAGCCCGATCTTTTGCTTTCTCTTTACTATCAATCTGACGATCTTTTTCACGTTCACCTAATTCAACTTGATCTTTCTCTACACTTCTTTCAAACTCTTTTCTCTTCTGAGTTAGTTCTTCAGACTTGAGACCGTTCTGAACCATTTCATTTTCAATCTTCTGTCTAAGTTCTTCTAGTTGTAGGTAATCAGCTATACCATCTTTATTATAATCTTTCTCCATATCAAAAGAAGCAGCTTGGTAGATGTGTTTCATCTCTTCACGAGCATGATCCATTTTCTTACTAAGATAAGTTTTATCGAGATCAGCAATTTGATGATCTTCTTGCATCTTACGTTGCATTTCTTGCATTTCTTTTTCGTGTTCTTTTTGACCTTGTTCTTGTTGATCGATTCTGTCTTTGTATTCTTTTTCGATTTCCATAGCCATTACTTTAAATTCAGCTAAACTTTCTGTTTGAAGTAAATCAACTAGAGTTTTAAGATCAGCTTTATCGTTTTGAATTAAAGCTTGACTCAACTGTTTAACTTGCTCTAAGACTCTGAACGCTTTAGAATTATCTGCAATTCTCAATCGATAGTTGTCCTCAAGAGACACCAGACTGAGATCAATCATAACCTTCTCAGTGTCATTTAAAAAGCCTCTCAGTTTACCTGTAGACTCACCTAAAACACTAATTGACATTTCCATCATACCTTGTAAGATCTCTTGCCATAGCAGATCGTGAGCAGCATGGAATGATTCAGTCATATTAACTGAGTGCATTGTTTCTCTATAGTTATCGGTAGCGGTCATTCTAGGATTAGATTGAGCAATACA